AACTAAATAATATGGAAACAAAAGACTTAAAGAAGAAATTCAAAGATTTAACAGTGGCTAAGTTGACAATGGATGCGGTTTATTCTCGTCGTGCCATAGAAGAAATGATAACTAAACAGTTTGGAAATTCTGTTTTACGTTATGAATATTATGGGAAAAAGGTCAATGTAGCTACAAGTTCTACCTATGGCAAGTTTGTTGAACAATTAAAACCCGGTGCAAAGGTTGTTATGACTGGAGGTGAAATAGAGTTGAATCCTGCATACAAAAATAAGGTTTGGACTGTTACATCTCTTCCTGAACTCATGTGTGGTGAGGTCGTTGTGTGGTTGTATGGTTTTCGCGGTGCGTATTCTGTCAATATGCTTCGCTTCCCAACTCCTGATGAAGATTTATCATTTTGATTCAAAACAATTTAGAAAGGAATCAAATGGAATTAAAGGAATTGACATCAAAGATATGTGACCTTTTCGGATGTGTTAGTGTTGATACATTGCCCGATAAGATAATGCTCACCTTGTTATCGCAAAGTCCGACCATATACTTTGATAAATATAAAGAGTTATGCCCGGATTTATCGGTAGACTGGCTGCAAAGAGTATATCAATTCTATCATGCAGACAGGGAGGAAAAGAAACAAGATTATACGCCTGTTGCTCTCGCTAAGCTTGTCTCTTTTCTTAGTTATACGCCTAATGAAAAGGTTGTTTATGATTGTTGTGCCGGTTCTGGTGCATTGACAATTCAAAAATGGAGTGCTAATCCAGAACTTAAATTCGTGTGCGAGGAACTGGATGAAAAAGTGTTGCCTATTCTTTTGTTTAACCTTTGTATTCGCAACATAGAAGCTACTGTAATTAATAAGAATATTCTGACAGGTGAAATTATTTGCTCGTACAAGACACATAAAGGATTTATATACGCCTGCGTGCAACGCTCAATGTTTCCTGAAACAGAACTTATGAAAGCTGATGTGAGCATATCTAATCCGCCTTTTAACCTGAAAGTTTCAGTATCAGAAACAATTATAAAGGATTTGCCGCAAAAGTACACCTGTAATTTTGCCTTTGTCGCCCACTGTCTGCAAAGGAGCGACAGATGCGCCTTGATTCTCCCTAGGGGTGTGCTAACGAGTAAAGAAGAGAAGGAATGCAGAAAGTTTCTGATAGAGAAAGGATGGCTCCAAGCTGCCATATCTTTGCCTGAAAAGATGTTTGAGTCTACCTCTGTTGCTACTTGTATCCTTGTTCTCGATAAAAGGAAAACAACTAAAGATGTAATGCTCATTAATGCGGATGGAATGAAATCCATTGAACTGAGAGAACAGCGTGGAGAGGGTGATGCTTCACATTATAACCGAATTTATACAAAGGAATTTAATACTTTTTCGGATGAACAGATTGCCGCTATATGTGAACTTGTGACAAAAGAGCAGGATTCGTTTTCCAAAAGAATCTCCCAGGAAGAGTTGGAACAACATGGGTATAATCTGACTATTGGTCCATATCTTCCCATAGAATTAGCAGGAACTGTTCACCGTGACTTTAACGCTATCATTTCAGATATTAACCGTATTATCCGTGAGCGTAATGTTATCAAGGTTACCGTCAATAAAGTATGGGCTGAAAGACTTGGGCTTGTCGAAGTTATAAGGGATTGCGAAGCATCTAACGAAGTCGTGAAGGCAATGAATGAAAGTTTTGTATCATTCAAAAATTACGAGGTAAAGGAAAAGATTATTGAGAACAGGTATATCCAGTCATCTAATAGTAAGGTGTTCGTGATTGAAAATACAGACAAGGAGATATTGTCTAGTATTATGCCTTTCTTTATGAATATGTATAAACAACATATTTATTATCTAAATAACGAAGAGAACAGGCTTCTTGCAGAGCTTAGAGATTCAATGCTTCCATTACTCATGAATGGAGAATTAACTTTTAATGATTAACGTAAAACAAATTAGTAATGAGCAAAGAAGAAGCTATACAAGCAATGAAAGAGGGTAAGAAGGTTACGCACCGTTTCTTTTCCTCTGACGAATGGATGACTATTGAAAACGGATTTCTTCTTTTAGAAGATGGTGTACGTATCTCTTTGGAAGATTTCTTCAATTTTCGCAGTGATAGTCTTTGGGATAATGGATATGAATTGTATAACCCCTCATAACAAGATAGATATGAATAAGAAGATTTTTTGCGAGAAGTGCCACAGGTGGCATATTATCTCTATCACTGAAGGAGAAAAGTTTGCGATCTGCCCCATTAAGCGTTGCGGACATTTGATTTTCATTTAAAATAATACTCATGAGAAAAGGAACAAAAGTACGTCTTCTTAAAGACAACTCGATAGGCGTCATCACAGATAGCGCATTCTTTAAATTGAATGGCAAGAAACATATTCGCTATGAAGTGAAGAAGAAGGGAGTAAAGGATAAATGTTGGCATCCGGAGGAAGAACTGGGCCCGGTGGTAGAGCATTGTAAAATTACAGTAGAGGGAGAGAATAACCAGGTATTGTTTGCCAATATAGGTTACAATCACGACAAGGGAGAGGCAACCATCAACATAACCGGTGATAATCCCACAAATCTAAAAGGGCATCATGGATATCACTTGAATACATTGCTATATATGTTGAATGGAATGAATGCAACAGTGATAGATACTGCACTTGAGACAGAATAATGTCCTGTCATATCCTCAACCAAATGTTTTACTTTGCCACAAATTCACTCCATTATGATTAAAGCTACCGATATCTACGCAGTCTCTCACGACGGATTAGACATCATCCTGTACTATTATCCGCAAGCTGAGGGCTGCGTAGACAACAAAAAAAAATTTAAGCGCAGGCCGGATGAAGATGATGCATCCGCCTGCATCAAGAAGTACCAGGAATGTTACAAGGTCACTGACTTTGGGGACACGGGTTCCGCTATGAGTCCGGTGGATATTTGTATGTACGAAGAGAATCTACGCTTTCCGGAGGCTATTGCCTTGCTTGCTTCCCGGTTCAATGTGACGGATGAGCTGAAGCGATCCGTCAATAAGCCGGATATCCGGAAGCGCCCGGCCACAGCTGATGAAGCCGAAGGTAGCAAATTCTTCGAGCTTGAAGAGAAGTTCACCGATGAGCAATTACAGGTTCTTGGTCCCCGTGTTAAACAAGAGCACGTCGATGCGTTGCACTGGTATGTGGCCAAATCCATATCTTATGTCCGGAACCGGGAGGTAACAACCAAATATACGACGCCCACTTATCCGATATTGATGCGTGAGTGTGTCGTTACTGAAAGTTCTGATCCAGAGAAAACGGTGAGATTCTATAAGATATACGAGCCTCTGAACCCTGACAAGCAATGGCGTTTCAGCTACACGCCTGATGGCGTGAAGCCTAAGCAGTATATCAATGGATTTCGGGAACTGCAAAAGGCTTATAGAGACTATAATACGCAAGAAGAGAAGAAGTTCCAGAATGAAGCAAAGGATAAGGATGCTCAATACAAAGAAAAGAAGCTCCCTGAGGCGTTCATCTGTTCCGGAGAGCGTGATGCACTTTGTGTTCGTGCCCTCGGCTACTATCCGCTATGGTTTAATTCGGAGACTTACAAGGTGACGGAAGAAGAGATCAGGGAGATTTATAAGTACGTGGAGATACTTTATAATATTCCGGATATTGATTCCACCGGCATTCGTAAAGGTCGGGAACTTGCGCTCCGCTTCTTGGATATCCATACGGTATGGCTGCCTTCCTGGTTGTCTAATTTCCGAGACAACCGGGGCAAATCCCGAAAAGATTTTCGTGACTTTGTGGGTTTGCGCCCGAAGAACGAGGACTTCCGGAACTTAATAACGTTAGCCATGCCGGCGCGATTCTGGACGAAGGCCTGGAGTGAACGGAATAAAAAGGAAACCTATAATATCAATACCGCTTATTTGCACTATTTCCTTACCTTGAACGGCTTTAATACCCTGAAGGATGAAAACACCGATGATACGCAGTATATCCGGATGGAGGGTTGCATAGTGCGTCAGATAAAGGCTAAAGATATTAATTCTTTCCTAAAAGGGTTTGCAGTAGAACGTTTCCTTCCGGTGGATATCCGGAATCTTATATTGGAATCTCCTCGTACCGGAGAATCCTCTTTGTCGCAGTTGGATGAAATCAATCTGGACTTTACCAGTTACACGCCAGACAGCCAATTTCTGTTTTTCTCGCAATCAACGTGGGAAGTGACCAAAAATGGCATAACAGAGCATAAGGGCCAGCTGATGGACGGGCGTAGCGTTTGGGATAACAAGGTTATCCCCCATAAAGTGAATGTGCTGCCCTCTATGTTTGAGTACAAACATACGCTCAATGCTGAAGGGCATGATGTCTTTGACCTCACGGTTAAAGAACACAAGAGCTGTTTTCTGAATTATCTCATTAATACAAGCCGCGTACATTGGCGGAAGGAATTAGAGGCTGCATGGGAAAATAAGGGAGTTACTGAAGCTGATCAATACCGTGCCGCCCATAAGTTTGATATTGCCGGGCCTCTGCTCTCTCCGGAAGAAATTCATGAGCAAAAACTGAACCTCCTTAATAAGATGTATGCAATAGGCTACAACCTGCATCGCTATAAATCGCCATCACGAGCCTGGGCGATTTACGCCATGGACAACAAGATTGGTGAGGATGGCGAGTGTAATGGCCGCAGTGGTAAATCTTTCCTCTTTAAGTCTTTCCGGTTCTTTATGCGAACCGTTAATCTCTCCGGACGAAACCCGAAGCTGCTGGATAATCCGCACGTATATGACCAGGTGGATCAGCATACGGATTTTGTCCTAGTTGATGACTGCGACAAATATCTTCCGGTGTCTCAGTTCTATGATAATATCACTTCCGGTATGACCGTGAACCCGAAGAACAACAAATCATTCTTTATCGAGTTCGATATCTCTCCCAAATTTGGTTTTACTACGAATTTTGTTCCTCGTGATTTTGACCCATCGACGAATGCACGTCTCTTGTATATGGTGTTCTCCGACTATTATCACGAAAAAACAGCCGATAACGATTATCTGGAGACGCGTGGCATCCGTGATGACTTCGGTCATAACCTGATGACGAATGATTATAGTGAAGAAAATTGGAACTGGGACCTTAATTTCTTCGCCCAATGTTTGCAGTTCTATCTCTCCATGGCGGAGCAAGGTATCAAAGTACAGCCGCCAATGGATAATATTATTAAGCGTAAATATAAGGCTGATATGGGCACCAACTTTGAGGATTGGGCATACAGCTATTTTGCTGAAGAAGGTGAGCACGTGAATCAATACATTCAGCGTGATATTGCCTATGATGACTTCATTGCTTTCTCCAAGGTTCCTAAATCATATTGGACTATGCAGCGTTTCACCAAGGCTTTGAAGGGCTTTACAGAACTATGTCCGTATATTGATGCGCTCAATCCGGAAGAGATGCTGAACTCCACTGGTCGCCTTCTGAAGAAGGTAGACGGCCAGACCAAGGAAATGATTTACCTGCGCACATTTGAGAAGCCAGGAGCTTTCTTACCTAAGATAGATAAAGATGGAAATCTCCCATTCTGACATGATACGCGGATATGATAAGTGGCTGCCCGGTTTGATGGATATATCCGGCTTCTATGCCTATGCCCGTCAAGTATATGACTATCTGGAACTGATGAAGCCGGGTACTATTATGAAGATACAGGCGGCGGAAGACAAACTTCCGTGGCTGCTGGTGACAGTCGGAGCTTTCCTGGCTGCTGGCCAACACTGGATGGACTATGAGACAAGTGATGATTATGCCAAACTACGCAGAAAACCGCTTCCGGAGAACTTTCGGAAGGCTATGGCCAAGGCGTAACACGGTTACAAGCTGGTATTTGAAAAGCCACGGGCACATTTTGTCCGTGGCTTTTACTTTTAACAAAGGGCAGGTATCCCGGCACCGGTTTCTCGGTTTCCGTACCTTTCCCCATTTTTCTACTAAATTTTTGTAACTCTGTAACCGATGTTTGAAAAGAGGTTTAAAAACTTAAATAATAAGAAGATACAAAGTTACAAACTTGGTTACAAAATTAGGTTACAAAAAAATAGGGTTTGTAACTTTCCCTTTAAATACCCTGACTTTGGCTGAAAGTTACAAAGTGTATTGGTAACAAAAAACTGTAACCGTTTTCTTGTAACCTTGTATTTGTTTTGATAATCAATTGTTTATGCTCATTTTGTAACAGGTTACAAAGTTGCAGAAATTTCTGGGCAAAAAGGTATTCAGCAGTTACAGAGAAAGCGGAAGAGTATCGGAAAATGTTATTTTTCGGCTTGTTTGTTTAAATCGGTTACTTGTAGTGGCCTAATTTAATGAAAATTGAGAATATAAACAATTATAATTGCTATATTTGCATAACAATCAATCCATTACCGCATGAAACCTAATGTAATAATTGAACTTCAGCCTTATCTCCATGATTATCTTTATCATGAGTTCGGATGTTCCCGCACAGACGAAGGTGTGACTGTGACATCCGCTAATGATATCGGCAAGTTCATCCAGGCAATGGTAACAGTTGCGGACCGTCCGCCGAAGTTGCCGATAAAAGATAATCCGATAACGCTGTTCCTTCCGGTTAAGGAGTGGAATCACTATATCCTGCAAGAGAATTTCATCTATATTCCCGAATGGAAACAGAGAATGCTCCAGGACTATATTGAAGCCTCTTTCCGCATCCGGGTCAGGGAATACTTTGTGACCGGATACGAGAAAGGCTTTAAGCAGGATAAGATTCTCCGGGCCTTTCTCATGGCATACAACATCAAGAACAATGCGCTGAATTACGACGCGGTGAAGAAGTACGATTATCGTAACCGGCAGCGGATGACAAGGGAGGTGAATAGAGAGATTCAATTATCCTTATTTGAATAACACTATTTAACCAATTAAATTCTAATTAAAAATCAGATTTTCAATTAAATATCACTTAAACTTTAAGTAAAAATGAGCGTTGAGAACAAAAGATCGCAGTTTTGTGCAATGTCTTTTCTACCACTGCCTGATGCAGAGGTTAGAAATGTACCGGGAAGTGACAAATTACAGGTGCATGGCACATGGGTATCCATTAACGTCTCATCCGGAGAATGGAAAGAAAGCCGGGAAGAGGTTGGAAAACCCGCCGAGCAGGAGTTGAAAGCAACGGTGACGGATACGTCTTCATCTATGGAGAGTCAACTTCGTACTTTATTCTCCGTTGATGGATTGCTGTTGATCGGCTTAACGAATGGAGAAAAGAAAGTAGTTGGTACGGATGAGTTCCCCGTGTATGTGTCGATGGAACGCAGTGGTGATCCGGCGAAGCTGACACTCTCTTTTAAGCGCTCCAGCCCGGAACCGGCAAAAGTTTTAGAGTCCTTTTAAGCGGTTTCTGCCATTGTAATTTTGTACCAGATTTAAAAGGTACAAAACAATGGCATTTTCTTCATTATATAGTGCGGTCTGCCGTGGGAAGTGGTTCATCTCTTTCCGCGATGTGGAAGCCAACCTTATACTGGTTGATAAATTACTGGAGCGCGGCATCACGAAAGAAGATGCAACAAAGCGCTCCGATGTAGAACCTATACCGGTTCTGCTCTCCACCGGTGCGAAAGAAGCGAAATCCGGGAACGGTTTCTCTGACGCTCCGAAAGACAGCACGGCCATTATTCCTATTCATGGTACCCTACTGAAGTACGGTACCTATTGCAGCTATGGTGCTACCGAATTGGCGGATATTGTCCGTCAGGCTGCGGAATCCCCGAATATTTCTTCTGTTTTGCTTGATATAGACTCAGGCGGTGGTAGTGTCGATGCCATCGCTCCGCTGGTTGATGCCATCCGGTATGCGCAATCAAAGGGTAAGTCCGTAGTAGCGCATTGTGACCTCTGCGCTTCTGCGGCTTACTACATTGCATCATACAGCAATGAAATCATAGCGTCGAATCAGATATCTTCCGAGTTCGGATCAATCGGTGTGATGATGAGCTTTCCGGATTATGCGAAGTATTACGAGCGCGAAGGGGTAAAGGTGCATACCATTTATTCCAACCTGTCGGATTATAAGAATGCCCCCTTTGAAATGGCTAAAGAAGGCAAGTATGAGATGATTAAAGAAGAAGAACTGGACCCGCTGGCACGTGACTTTCAGGAGAACGTGAAAGCGAATCGTGGTAATAAGCTGAAGCTGGATGCGGCAGGTTTATTGCGCGGACGTATGTTCTACGCAAAGGATGCAATTTCTATGGGCCTGGCCGATGCCATCGGTACTTTGGACTTTGCAATCCAGCGGGCAAGAGAAATACCTCAAGAGGCATGTATTAACGAATATATTAATTCTAAATCGTAAAGTTATGTTTGGAAAAGTGATGAGTGTGGTACTTTCACTCCTGAATATTTCCGCGTTTGCGAAAGACAAGAACGGTAAGTCTGTTCTTCTTTCTACGCAGGAAGAGCAGTTGGAGAAAAAGTACGGTAAGCCATTCCTCGAAGTCTTTAAAAAAGACCTGGAGGAATTTGAAAAAAGTGGTAAGGTTGCTGAGGAAGCTGTTACCGATGAAGTGAAAGCGCAGCTGGAGGCAGATCGTGATAAAAATGCCAAGGAACTGAAAGAAGCTCGTGAGAAGATTACGGCTTTAGATGCCAAAATAGCAGAGAAAGATGCTGAAATTGCCAAGCTGGGAAAAGAAGAGACTAAAGATGCCGGTATTCATGTAGAAGGAGGTGCTGCTGATATGACGAAGAAGTTTAAGCCGGATATGACTCTGGCTCATAACATGTATTTGGATGCTGCTTTCAAGGGTGCCGCATACAGTGGTGATTCGACGATTGATACATCTGAACTTCAAAAAGAGTTTGGTAAATACGTTTCTTCCGAACGTATCGAGATTATCAAAGGCTTGTTGGCCACCACCGAATCCACCTCGTATATGTCTACTGTCGTTACTGACAAAGTGGAAATTCGTGCTCAACAGGCAGCCATTGATTCAGTTCTCCAACAATTCGTACCGAAATGGACACCGAAGGGAAAATCCAAGTTCACTCCGTTGACCATCAAAAACTACAAGTGCAAGATTAACGTTCCGATTACCCCGTCTGATATCATGGAAGATATCTTGGGTTATCTGTACGATGAAAACTTGAAGCCGGAGGATATGCCGGTAGTGAAGTACATTCTTCACCAGCTCATTTTCCCGAAACTGGATGAAGAACGCGAAATCGCTTTAGCTATTGGCGAGTTCAAAGAAACTACTGCCACTCAGGATGGTGACGATGCTACGGACGCTAATGAAGTCATGGATGGGTATCTTACCCAACTGAAGAAGTACAAGGCAGAGGCGAAAGTTCCTATTACTTGGCTTCTCGACGGTGTTAAATTGGAAGATGCCAAACTTGTAGAGCAGATAGAGAGTGCCGTAGGTGCTGTTAAACCGTTGTACAAGAAGAAGACAATGTTTATTCATGCAGATCCAGACCTCATTATCCGCTATGGTAAGGCATATCGTAAGCTATACCCTTGGCTGAAGAACGAAGATGGTGAAAAGATAAAAGTAGACTTTTCTCGTTTCACGTTTGCCCCGTTGGAAGGAATGCGCGGTACCGGTGCTTTCTTCATTACTCCGAAAGAGAACTTCAAGCATTTGCAGAGTAAGGACCCGCAGCGTACTAAAGTATGGATGCAGGGTGAAAACTACGACGTGAAGATTTTCGCTGAATGGTGGGAAGCTGTTGGCTTCTGGCTGGCTGAAGCAATCTTCGCATATCTGCCACCGGAAGAGGCAGAAGGTTCTTCCGCAAGTGGAGGTCTTTAATTAAAAAATTAAGGAGGTTAATTATGGCTGATGAAGCATATAAAATGGTATCGGTGCCTAAGAAGTCATCGAATGCCGGTCGCCCGAAGGGTAAAAAGTCGTTTATCATTCTCTTTCTCTGGAAAGATGTAGCTGAACACGAGCGTGATGAGAAAGGGGTGCGTGTAACCAAGTTCAAGATGGCAACAGGCAAAAAGCCTATTGCTGTTTATGCAACAGACTCCACCATCAACATCTATCATACAAGTGAGGGTGAAGATGATGCACGTGGTTTTATACCTCATGTAGATTTTGAGCATCCAGGCGCGGGTATTGAATTGGATGAGTTTGTTAACAACAATATTAATGAGGACATGGGAGCCATCGTTATGGATTGTTCCGGCGATGATGCTAAGATAGCAGGTACACCATGCACCCCGTTGAAGATGTCTAAGGCTGATAGCCAGGACAGCAAAGAAGGTGCAAAGAATACGATCAATCTTGCAGCTTCATTGCGCGGTGCTACTATCGGGCGCATCGAAAAGTCTTTGATTCCTGCAACTGATGATGCAGAAATCAATGCGGTTCTGGGTCTGGCTGTCGGTTCCGGCGGTAGTGGATTGTGATTTGGTTTTGGATAGGTTATGTGGTAAGAGGCGTGTGCTTTGGCATACGTCTCTTTTTAAAAAATTAAAGCTATGACAACAAAAAAAACAGCGTCTAAATCTAAAGACGTGAAAGAAGTGAAAACGGTAGAAACCGCGGAAACACAGGTTAATGAATCTGGAGCAGTACAGGCAAGTGGTGCCGTTGCTGATGAATCGCCAGTACTGGAGAAAAAAGCCCAGGACCACACAACGGTGGTAATTCCTTATTGCAAAGAATTTGCTCAAGGCAGAGAGTTGCTTTTCACCCTTCGTTCCTGGTATGAAAAGACTTGCTTTCCCGCTAATCTGGTGATTATCGGTGATCGCGAAGATTGGTTCGGTGAAGAGATTTTTTTCATTGAACATCAGCGTACATCCGACAATCCGCAGATTGACACCATGGAGAAATTGAAGTTGGCCATTGAATCGCCTGAAGTGACCGAACGCTTTATCTGGACGAACGATGACATCTACCTGGTTAATCGTGTTTCATTGGCGCATATTGAGATTCCTAAAGTGTTGGGTGATCTTAACCCTAAAAAGTTCAAAGGTGTGTATGCGGAGAATATGAGCCGTACAATCATGTTGCTTGATAAATTCGGATTGCCCAAACTGAATTACGGTACTCATACACCAGTCTTATTCGAAAAGTTTAAACTGGTGGAAATGCTGGAGCGTTTTCCTGAAGCTGAATCAGGTGTATTGTTCTCATCTCTCTATTTCAACTCACAGGCATTCCCGGCATATCCTATAGTTTTGGACTGGGAAACAGATCAGTTCTTACTGCCTGTCATTTCCCAAAAGCCCAATGAGGAGAGAGCGATAGAACTTCTCCAGAGAAAAGTCTTCCTGAACAATACCGTTTCCGGACATTCTGCCTGGTTAGAAAAGTTCCTGGAACAGATGTTTCCGGAACCGTCCATCTTCGAAGAATGAAGAGCACTGCCGGAACTGTCTTCACGGAAAGAACCTAATTCTTTCCGTGAAGAGTTCGCTTTCCTGAATGATCCGGACTGCCCCATGGAACTGGAGACGCTTGCTTCCCGCAAGTTCAATAAATACCATGCGTATGTGCGGTTGCACACACAACTCCGGGATTGCACTTCGCTCCAGCAGTGTGCGGATGTCAGCAGGGAGTTGATAGACAATTACATCGAAAACCGTATGATATGGGAAGAGTTGAACTATTACAAGGTACATCATACCATGTTGGGGAAGCATCCGGCTTTTGCCGAGTTCCGCCGGAGAAGTGAACTTCTCCAGCTTCCGGTTAAGGAATTGATTCGTCGCCAGCGACAGGTTGAAAACAACATTTGGCGCGTCAAATCAGAAATGGCGAAGGGAGATAAACCACACCTGGACCCGGTACGGCGGGAAAGGCTAATCGGATATGAGAAAGAACTGGCAGATATTAATAGGTTACTGGAATGAGCTACTACTTCAGCCTGGAAGAACTCCGGCAGGAAATGTCTGATTCCCGCCTGTTCTCCAGACGGTTTGAAACCATGCTGGCTTTCAAACTGAATAGTCTGAAAGAATTGTGCGGGCGTCTGCCCGGCGATAACGAGGCTTTTTTCATTGAAACTAAAAAGAGCTTCACAGCCTTTACTTTTATCGTTTACCTGATAAGGTATGCCGGACGGGTTAATCATCTCTATATCGCCACGTATTCTACCAATGAGCGCATTATAAACGCTTTGTTGAGATGGCGCGAAAAGGAATTGATAGGCAGCATTCATCTCCACATATCGGAAACGATAAAATTCCGTATGCCGAAGATTTTTGAACGGTTGGTGCAGCTCCATCAGGATGGAGTGATTGAATTATCATTCGCCTGGAGCCACAAGAAGATTACCTGTCTGGACACAGCCGCAGGTTTCTTCGTGGTCGAAGGTTCAGGCAATTATGGTGAGAATGCGATGGAAGAACAATATGTTTTCTTAAAAAACAAAGAAGTGTATGAGTTTCGTAGCGGACGAGTTGGTCAAATGGCGTAAGGACCCGCCATGGTATGACCGGATTGATATGGATGAGTTCGAGCACCTGGCGGGCATCGGCTATGAGCCGAAGCAAATCGCCATGTATTATAATATCCCCGTGAATGATTTTCTATGGTACTTTAACCTGGTTGGCTCTCCGCTGAAGTTTCACTACGAACGTGGCGAGCTTGTGCAGCGGGCTAAGGAAGGGCTGGCAATGTCTGCCAGTGCCGAAACCGGAGACAATGTGACCCAGGCGCAACGGTTTGATAAATTCCGCCAGGCGACGGGATATCGCAATTCCATTAACAAGATTTTCTTTGATGATATAGGCTGATGTTTGATAAATCTTACTTTGACACGTTACAGGATTACATTGCGTCCGGTTGCACCATGGAGCTGACGGCTGATGAACTGGACTACTACAATGCCCTCTATGCGCTTGTAGGCATTAACCGGAAGTACGGCAAGGATAATGCTGTTGCCTTCCTGATGCACGAGCCGTTCAACGTCGAGCGGATGCGTGCCAGGAAGATGTACAGTGAGGCGATTAACCTGTTTTACCTCAATGATACCATTGAGAACAATGCGCACCGTAATCTCATGTATGACAACCTGATGAAAGCTGCTCAGGTAGTTTTGCAAAATGCGGTCAGTTCCAAGGATATGGAGGTGTACGGCAATCTCAACATACAGGCGGCTAAAATCAAACAACTGGATAAGCCTGATCCGGTCAAACCGAAAGAAATAGACGAAAAGCCCATCAAGATATACGACCTTAATCCGGAAGCGGTGGGACTGGATGCGGCAAACCGTCAGATACTGGCGGCTCAGATAGATTCTGTTGACCTTCCTGAGAGGGAGAAAGTACGCCTGAAGCGTGACGCTAATATTGTAGATATTGACTTTGAGGAGATGCTGAATGACCAGGAAGAAAAAACTAAAGATATCGGATGATGTAGAAGTGCGCTTCTCCAACTGGATGGCTCAGCTCATTGCTATAATGATGCCTTGGTCCCTGTATTGGATTGCCGGACGTGCTTCGGCTAAAACTGTTCAGGTTCTGGCCGAACGTGTGCAGGAAGTAGCTTTGGATTGTCAGGGTGCACCGTTCGCCTGGGTTGCGGATACCTATTCCGATTTGCATAAGAATGTGATCCCGTCTCTCATCGACGGGCTTTCTATGTTGGGGTGGGAAATGGGCATACACTATGTCATTAACCAGGAACCACCGCAGGAGTGGAAAGATCGTATGTACAACGTATGTACGGACTGGCGCAATACGATGGTATTCTATACCGGCTTTAACTTTACCTTTATCTCGCTTGACAGGCCGTCAATCGGTGCCGGGCGTTCCTATGTCGGTGTCTTCGGTGACGAGGTGAAGTATTTTCCGGAAGAGAAGTTCACGAACTTGCTGAAGGCGGTTCGTGGTTTCCGCGTAAAATATGGCGATAGCGTTTGGTATCGTAGCCGTACACTGACAACGGATATGCCGGACCCGAACCATCTCGGCGAGTACGATTGGATACTGAAGCTGGCCAAACAGAATGACAAGCGAAAAATATTGCTGATGCTGCGGGCTGGCTTTGTCTACAATGAGACGAAAAAAGAATATGTGTCCTCCTTGCAGAAATATAAGGAACTGAAAACAGCCTGTCGCTCGGATAAATCCTTAGCCGCAAAACTGGATGCGGCCGAACGCTCGATGCAACTTGCCGGCAAGAACATGAAACGGTGGGAAGAACGCTGGATTAAGACTCGCCGGGGCACGTCGTTTTTCTTTATTTCTTCCTCGTATGTGAATGCCGACGTGCTGGGAGAAGATTGGTTCAGCGATGAATTTGCCGAGGGGCTGGAAGGTCTTCTTTGCAATGTGCTTTCCGTTATTCCGAAACTGGAAGCCAGCCAGATGTTTTATTGCAACCTGGCAATGAAGCATTTCTATGCGGATGGCTTCCTGAATGACGTGATCGAGCAGCACGAGTTCGGTTGGAATCCGGATTGCTCCGTTCTCCGGTACCTGGATAAGAACAAACCACTGGAGGCAGGTATGGACTCCGGCAATATGTTGTCTATGGTATTCGGCCAACGTAATGGCAATATAATGCGCATACTGAAGGAATTGTATACACTTCCGCCCAATAGTGTGCGTGAGCTGGCAGACCAGTTCCTGTATTACTTCCGCCCGCACAAGCGTAAGATACTGAAGCTGTATTATGACCGGTCAATGAATAACTATAAGAAAGTCTCTGCGGACATGGCCACGCAGATAAAGAGAAACATTGAGTTCGATGCTGAGGGCAAGCGTACAGGCTGGCAGGTACAGCTTATGAGTTTGGGACAGGGGAATATCGGTAGCAACATGGAATACCGGTTCTTCATGGACTTACTTAGTGGCAACCTGGCGCGTAATCTCTTTACCTTGCTGATTGACCAGTACAACTGCCCGAACCTCAAGTCTGAGATGGAAGTAACCGGAACGGCCATCAAGAGCAATGAGAAGACGGGTACGAGCATTACCGTGAAGCTCAAGACCGGAGATAAGTTACCTACGCACAGGCTGCCTAAAGAGTCTACAAACCTGACGGATGCCCTGAAGTACTTCACCATGCGAAAAGAGTTTGTGCGTGTATGGGATAGGGGACGAAGCTCATCCGCTGCCTCTGTGGTTTGATCATTTCTTTCTTTACTGTTGGGTTGGCTCTGTTGTCCGTGAGGATGGCAGGGCTTTTTATATGAAGGGTATCGTAAGGGGTGGGATTTGATGCGTGAGGGGGCGGCAAGGGCTGTTTTAAGGCAAAATTTAAAATAATTTACAATATTTGTAAGGAATAACGAAAAATTAACGTATTTTTATCATTTTGTAACGAAAAATTATCATATTTCCGACCCAAAGCGGCACCTGCGACCGCAACGGGACGACGGCGCGGCTCGGGCAGCAAGCTGTTACATCCCTCCGATAATTATCGCAGGGATGGGATTTCTTTTTGGTATTCAGAGGAATATCTTTTCTGACAGGACATTTTTAGTTCAAAAAATGCCCTGATTAGAAAGGGAGTCCGCCTGATGAGGAACCAGGCGCGCGAAAAATCCGTGTGGCAAACCCGCCTTGATGGATGTACTTAGGTACAATCAAGTCGAATTTTTGCCACACGGATTTTTCGCGTTTTAGCGGTAGAAAGCGGTGCTTTCTGTTTGTTTTTTTTGCGTTCACGCAGAGGTTACCGGATTATAATCCCGTAACCGGGTGAAAACGCCCCGTCTTCCATTCCCCGCAACAACGCAGGCTATTGTCTTGGCAATGGAAGACCGGGCAGAGCGGTATAGTTTGCAACTATGTATTTCCAGCTGTTTCCTTTATCTGATTCTCGCCTTTTATTTCTTTCTCCAGTCACTACGCAGTTTCGCTTTTTTGTGCTGCAAAGGTAAATGTTGACGTCACTGGCTCAAGTTCAGGCTGACGTTTCAGAAAAAATCTCCACCCTTCAGGTAGTATTCGAGCCTACGGTTTTCTGAAAAACTTGCTCCAGTGTCTTACAACACCTTTTGATGCAGCGTAAAAAAGGCGAAACATACCGCGTAGCGACAGGCGACGCAGAAAAAAAAAGCTCCAATCAGGGAAACAGCCAATAAAAAGGCTAACACCCACGAGCTCAAAGTTCAACATAAAATTTTAAAGTTATGACAGCAAAAAGAAACATTCCCGAAGCATGGCGGCAACAGTGGTCTAAATTCATGTTCAATTTCTTTGACTACTTACCTACTAAGTACGAGGCAAATAAACGTGAGTGGGCAATACGTAAGATGATATGGGACTTCAAGGACGGCAAACGTAGTGTATCAGTTGCGGAACTCGTAGCGAAGAAGATACGGGAACAGTTCGGGGCGGATTGTGAGAATGTGACGTTCGTTTGTATTCCTGCAAGTTCGGCAGAGAAAAACGAAATCAGATACAAGGTATTTGCCGAGGAAGTGGTACGGTTAACAGGATGCAAGAACGCATACGAGGCAATCACCATAGAGGGCGGACGTCTCGCCATCCATGAGACAAAGAGTAGTAAGACGGTGCAGGATGTGGAAGTTATCAACTTCGACAGTAGCTTTTTCAATGGGAAAAAAGTACTTCTGTTTGATGATATACTGACGCAAGGTCATTCTTACGCCCGCTTTGCTTGTGCTTTGGAAAAGTTAGGCGCTGAGGTATTAGGTGGCTATTTTTTAGGTAAAACAATTCTTTCTTAACTCTTAAACTTATAAATCATGAATACTTTATTTGACAATGATTGCCGCTATATGAGCGACAGAGAACTAATTTTCGATATTAGCAATAACAGGCAAATCGTTTCCGATATCGAGCGGAATAATGGAGAAATAGACCTTGATAAGCTGTTTGCATCCTTGACGCCTGGGCGTAAAAAAGTTGCCATTGCAGCAGTAGAAATGTATAAGAGACAGCAGTCTCTGCAGGTAGAACGTAGGCTAATTCTTTCAAGCAAGGATATATACGAGCTGATGCAACCGTTAATTGGTGCTTTGCGTAACGAGGAATTTTGGATTTTGGCTATAAATAATGCATCCCGAATAATCAAGAAAGTGCAAGTTTCTGTAGGTGGTATAGATCAGACTTCGGCAGATGTGCGATTAATTATGCGGGTGTTGATTGATACGGGAGCATCGCAGTTTGCAGCGGTACATAACCATCCGAGCGGTAACCCGAAGCCAAGCAATGATGACAGGAAGTTAACGGAACAGTTGAAAAAGGCAGCGGAGATATTCAATATTCGGATGATGGACCATGTGATAATAACGGATGGAGTATATTATAGCTTTTGTGATGAAGGAATGATTTAAGTTGGGAGGGCGCAAGGGGACGCCCATCCCGTTTTGCTCGCACACTCGCAAAACGGGATGGGACCCAAAGCGGTATTTATGAGAGATTTTTCCGTTCCTTCTACCACGGAGGGGTTAAATAATGGTAATTTTGCTATTGTTTATTTGTGAATAGTGGTAATTTTGCTACCTTTGTAAGGTCAAACAATAAATCATAAGATAATGAAAAGTACAGAATTACACCGGATGTTCATTAAGAAGGGATGGAAGTTCGACCATGCGGAAGGAAGCCATTACTTTTATAGGAATGAAAAAGGTGAATTAACGGAGCCCGTTCCTTTTCATGGGGCTAAAGAAATGGGGAAGGGGTTAGCTAATAAATTAATCAAGAAGTACGGGCTTTGATTCCCGTACTTTCTAAAAAAGAAAGGGTAGGATTATGGAAAAAATTATTGTAGTGATTGAGAAAAGCAAGGATTTTTACGACGGATATTCGGATAATTGTGACGGTATCTATGGCGCGGGTGACAGCATACAGGCTGTAAAGGATGATATTCATGAGGCGATTAGATTGATTAAGAAGAATTTACCTGTAGAACAATGGCCGGAGCAAATCAAAGGCGAGTATGAAATTGAATTTAAGTTGGACGTAGCGAGTTTCTTGGAATATTATTCAAAGTTCCTTTCTTTAGCTGGTATGGAGAAGATTACAGGTATCAATCAAAAGCAGCTTTCTAATTACTTGAATCATCGTTCTATACCTCGCAGACAACAGGCGGAACGTATTTGCAGCGGACTTCATTCATTTGCGAAAGAATTATTATCGGTAACACTCTGATTTGTTGTTTGACACCACTTTTTGGAGTTTTTTTCAGAGGTCTTCCATTGTGAAGGCCTCTTTTGTGTGTTTTAAAAGTGAATATGTACGGAAAAATGCTACATTTGTGCATGTTTAATTTTATATCTGATATTATGAAGAAAATTTTGCTTTTGATGGCGATGTTTGCCAGTATGAATGTGATGGCGCAAGGTAATCCTATACAGTGTGATAGTGTAATCCAAGCACAAGGTAAGAATGTAGCAGAGCTATATCCTATGATAAAAGCATGGGCAGCCATAACCTATAATTCTGCTAATGCTGTAATTCAAATGGATGATCCACAGAATGGGATATTGATATGTAAGGGTGCTTTTAAATATACCGCTCCTGGGGGTATGACTTATAGGTATATTGATGGATGGGTTACTTACACTTTGAAAATCCAAGTGAGAGATGAACGTTATAAAGTTACTGTGGGCGACTTTATCCATGAAACAAGTGATTTGCAGTATAAAAAGACTTGGAGTTTCGGTCTTATAACTGATAGGGAGAAATTTAAGGAAAAGGGATTGCAAGATAAAAGATGGACTAAAACATGGCCGGATTTGAAGATAAAAAGTAAAATGGAGTTTATGACTATTGTCATGTCATTGTCTGATGCGACTTCCGGCAAAAGCAAGATACTTGATACAAATGATGATTGGTAATTTGTGTATATTGAATTTAAAACATTAAATGTATGAAACGTCTTTTAATATTGCTCTTTATTTTAGCAAACTGCACAATATGTTTTTCTCAGAGTAAGACCGAATTGAAAAAGGAAATCGGTGACCTTAAATTGATGATTGAGGCATATAAACAGACCATTAAAGAAAAAGATATGCAGCTACAAGATTTACGGAATGAGTATGCTAATCTTCAAGTATTGATGGTGAAAATTGGGAATATATTGAATACAGAGAATGTAGTTCCAACACCCAATGTTTCCACGGAAAAAAAAGAAAATAGCGTGATGCAGCAGTGCAAGGCTATCACAGCTTCTGGTTCTCAATGTTCAAGAAAAGTAGAGGTGGGTAGTGATTATTGTTGGCAGCATAAAAAAACTAAAACGACTTCTGGGTCAAGAGAGATACATACAGGTCCAAGAGGCGGTAAATACTATATTAATAGTAGTGGTAAAAAGGTGTATGTGAAAAGAAAAAAATGATGTGTTTGTTTGCTGTTTCAAATATAATCCCCATATTTGCAGAGTCAAACAAATCGTATGTAAGTACGTCGATGTGCATCGTATAATGCTCACGAAATTTGATGGTTTTTTTTATGCCCTTACGTATCATTTTCCTGACGTCAGGAAAATGGTCTATATAAAATGGCGGCTGCCTTCCCGATTGTGATTTTGCCTTCGGCGTAAATCTACGATTTGTTTGACGACACGGGAATTGGCAGCCGTTTTTCTGCCTAAACGTCAAACAAATCGTAGTTATGAAAAAAGAAATCTATGGCACACAGGCTGTGCCGACGCCCAACATCAATGTTGCGGGCAGTGTTAATGCTCTCACAGAGCAAGTTAATGACCTCCAAAGCCGCTACTATCGTAGCTTGGCTCCTGACTGCGAACTTCGCAGTGCCTCTGACCGCTGGTACTTCGGTGCGATTCTCGCTACTTGTATCGGGTTTATCTTTCCTCCCCTATTCGCTGTTACCGCATTGTGCGTTTATAAGGCAAAGAAGTGCCGGAAAGGAGGTGCGGAATGATTGCAGAAGTAAATAACGTTGTGTTAACAACTTTGGTGAGCAAGACACTGGCAGGTATTCAAGAGGGTGGCGGTAGCGACTTGTGCGAGGCTATTGATAGGGCTATAGGCACTATTCTTGACTTGAAGATAGGGGGCGATGTGGATGCAGATAAACTTATCTCTGATATTAGTGATTTACGAATTGTGGCTGGTATCATCAGGGACCTTGTTCCTCAGAAGGAGAAAGGAAGTGTGCAATGAATGATATGCTAATTTATACCCTTCCGACAAATGGTTTGAGGGCTGCCATTGCTGTGGCTAAAGAAATACATTCAGAAATGGGAATGAAACCTGATGAAGTTCGGTTGAGTACTGGTGAACGTGTCTCTTATAACTGGCAAGATATAAAGGCTTTGGAACATGGAGAAATGAGTGAAGAAATCTATATCTCAAAGAATAAGATTGCTTGATTTTTCGTATTTTTGTAGGTATGAAAACGAATGAAAAATTAGCAAAGGAACTGAAGGATGCTGTTAGCAATATCCATGGTATGAATTATCTTATAGATAAAGGGATTGTCATGTTTAAACCGGAGACGAGGTGCGTAGAGGTACATTACTTGCTTTGGCATACATTCTCTAAACAGGGGCTTGTTAAGTTCTGCCATTCCCTGTATTTCAATATGGAGATGAAGCTGATTGCTTCGAAGCAACCTCTTATACAGGGTGAGCCTGTTACTATCTGGGTGAATTATGGCTCTGTGCCTAATGAATATGGGAAAATAGGGCATGTGAAGATGTGCAAGTATAATTCTGTGACTGGCTTTGAAGTCGTATAACCTTTGAATATGATGAAATCCCCGGTAGGCTACGGCTTGTCGGGGATTTTTTATGTCCTTTTTCGTGGAAGGCGCTTCGGGTACTTTTGCAGTATGGGATCACATGGAGAAAGATTGGCAATGGAGAAGAACCGGAACAGTTGGAGGGGCAAAGCTAACCGGCTGGGCGGTGAACGGTACCCGCTGGATGTCATCATTGAAGGTGATACCGGTATAACGCAGCAATGGGAGCGGCAACAGGATAAAGAAGCTGTGGCGGCATTCAATGCGCGGGTACAGGCGTGGGGTACCAAGGTGGATGGGGCGTTGCGGTCTTCCATCAGTAACTGGATTACGAAGGATATGAAGCTGTCCGGGTCGCTGAAACAGAATTACCGGCATTACGGTAAAAAAATAACTGCCGGAGAAGAGGTGACGAGTGTGGGCTTCGCTTTCAAACCTGAAGGGATTTATGTGCACCTGGGAGTAGGCCGTGGATACAATATGCAGGGTGGAACGCGAATACTGACGAAGAAGTCGGGCGGATGGAACCGGAGTCCGAAACCGTGGTTTAACCCGGTGATCGAGGCGCATATTCCGGAACTGGTTGAGATTGTGAGAGAGTATTGCGGGACGCTTCTTGTGAATACTACGAGAATATTTATCAATAGATAGTTATGGGAGATATTAAAAAGAAAATAGGGCATTTCAACTTTGTTGATACGGTGGCCGGACAGTATGCCATTAACATGAACTGGAGCCAGGAGATGAGCCAGTTCTTCAATGGCGATTCGAAGAACTGGGACGGTGATCCGACGAATGTGGCGGGTGTCCGTGTTGTGCCCTGGGGGCCTGACAACAATATGCCGAATGCTATCCGGAATTTGCTGGAGAAAAATAACCTGGGACCCGGTATCTTGGACAGGAAAATGGGATTGTTGTATGGACAAGGCCCGTTGCTTTATCGGGTGAATATTATGGAGAATGAACGGGTGCAGGAGTGGCTGGTGGATGATGAGATACAGGAGTGGCTGGATAGCTGGGATTACCGGAAGTATATCCGGGATGTGCTGGTGGAATATACGCACATGAATGGGCAGTTCACCAAGTATTATATGGGTAAGGGAGTGCGCATTGGGCGCCCATGGGTGAACAGGCTGGAGTGTCTGCATAGCGGTGAATGTCGGCTGGTATGGCCGGAGAATGACAGCCGACGCCTGGAAGACGTGACGGCGTATCTGACCGGTGACTTTGACAGTTACCGGAGCCGCAGTTTCCTGAAGTATCCGGCTTTCGATAAGTGGCAGCCGTCGAAATATGAGACAGCGGTGAAGTATCACTGTATGCGTAGTTTCGGGCGGAATATGTATGCGATATCATGTTTTTACGGGTCGGTGCCCTGGCTGGAGAATGCGAATAATCTTCCGGAGATTATCCGGCATCTGAATGAGAATATGATTGCGGCGGCGTATGTGGTGCATAGTCCGCAGGAGTATTGGACGCAAAAAGAACAACAGATACGGGAGATGAATCAGGAATGGACGGATGCGCAGGTTTACAAGGAAATAGAACGTCTGCGGGATGAAGTGACGAAGACCATTGCGAACGTGATGGCGGGGCAGAAGAATGCCGGAAAATTCTTTTCGTGTGTGGACTTTTTCGATGAGCTGGGGCATGTGCAGAGCTGGAAGATTGAGCCTATCGAGATGAATATAGACAAGTATATTGAGGCTCAGGCGAAGATATCGCGTATTGCGGACAGTTCGACTACATCCGGTTTCGGCTTGTCTCCGGCATTGGCCAATATCATTATAGACGGGAAGAGTGACAGCGGCAGCCAGATGCTTTACGCCCTGAAGATATTCTACGGTGCTGACACGCAGATTCCTGAAGAAATCGCGCTGGAGGCCATCAATGATGCCATCCGCATTAACTTCCCGAATAAGAAGGGGATTTTCCTCGGTATTTACCGGAAGGTGATTAACAAAGAAGATAATGTGTCGGCGCCTGATCGCTCGACTAATCAAGTATAAAGCTATGAAACAGAAGAAAGACATTGAATTTCCTGAATGTTGGGAAGAGGTGAAGCCGCTGGAGTGGGTTCATTTATTGAAAATCCGGGATAAGATGATGAAGAAACCCGGTATCAGTCTTCGTGATGTGAAGCGTGACTGGTGTGCGTATGTGTTGAAAAACCGGGGATATCGCTTGGGTGGAGTGGATGATATGCTGATGATTGATCGCCTGGCTGATACTCTGGACTGGATGTGGATAATAGGTGAAGAGACCGGTCTGGATGGCGTTACGGTAACGTTTGCTCAGTTGACGTATGACTGTACGGTGAACCTTCTTCCGAAGTGGCGGTACCTGCAAGGTCCTGCCAGTCATGGTGCTGACCTGACATTCGGTGAGTTCCGTCAGGCGGCTGCCGTGATGAATCAATACAATGCAACGCAGAACCCGGTAGATTTGCGGGCGTTGTGTGCCATTCTTTACCGGAAACCGGTCAAAGAAAAAGGGTGCGCATTGCGTGAACCGTTCCGGCCGCAATATATGGGGCGGTACATGGGACTGGTGCGCGATATGCCGGAGTGGATTCAATGGGGAATTTATGCCTGGTTTGCTTACTTCTGTGATTACCTGTTTACTGGGACGTTCATCATTGAAGGGGTGGAGGTTTGCTTTGCACCTGTTTTTGAACGGCACCGGAAGAGTCCGGAGGATCAACCAGGTATAATCCAGAACTTGGGGATGAACAGCGTACTGTATTCGGTTGCCGAAAGCGGTGTTTTCGGCAATGTGGATGCTACGGATGATACGCAGTTGCTGCGTGTGATGATGAAGTTGCTCGATGATAAACAACGGGCGGATGAAATGATGAGAAACTTAAAAAAATAGCAGCTATGATTTTCAACAAGGAGAACAGGGGTGCGCAGGAATTGCGGGAGTTGACGGGTAATTATTATGCGAACAATAAATTCGATAAGATTGCCGGTGAGATAGAATTGGCCGCTGAAGAACTGGCGGCATTGGTAGGGGATGCCGTGATGAATTTGGCTGGGAAATACTATGCTGACCCCGGCGAAGATGCAGACGCGGAACTGGTGCGTAAGGTGCAGCGTCCGATTGCCATCCTTGCTACGCTCCGGATGTACCGGAAGAATGATCTCAGTCATGAGGATGACGGCCGGAAATTCAAGATGGCAACAGATGGGAGTGAGAAACTTCCGTGGGAGTGGCAGCTGGATCGGGATGACGCGCTGCACCTGGAGGAATATTATAAGGCGGTGGATGCTCTCATCCGGTACCTGATTAAAGAGCAGCTGAAGGAGTGGACGGAAACGGCTTCATACAAGCTGTCTCAGACGCTTATTATCCGGAACGGTGAAGCGTTTGACAGCTACTTTCCTATCGAGCGGAGCGAACGGATGTACCTGATGCTGGTACCGTTCATCCGCGAAGCGCAGATGCTGACGGTGAAGCGTGCCTACGGTGGTGGATGGGATGAATTACTGAAGGAAAAGGATGTACCGGAAACGGATGCTCATTTTGCCGCTTGCAAAGCTGTGGCACTGTTGGCCATGAGCATGGCATTACGCCGGTTGTCACTGGGGGTTATTCCCGGCGGAGTGATCCGCAGGTTTATGACGGAGAACGGAATGGGAGAGAGTGAACCGGCATCGCTGGGAGATGTGGAGAGAGTAGCCGGATGGATGGCGGATGATGCCACTACCTGGGTGAATGAGATGAAGCTGGCGCGTGATGGCGGACCGGCGGAATACGAACTGTTGCCTAAGAATGACAGGCGCAATAAATATTGCAGGTTATGAATGTGTTGCAGCGACCGAGGGAGAAAGAGTTCTGCGCGACAATGCGGGACTACATCATTGATACCGATGTTACAATAACGTTTGCCGTGAAGTATGGCGGTAAAACGATATTGGATGAAGAGTATGTTCCTGATGCGAACAACCAGGTGCGCGTCCGGAAGTTGGGGAAGTTTTGTGAGCTGGCGTTGTGGGGTGTCTGGTGTGCCGGAGAAACAAGCTGGCAGACCGATGCTGCGGGTACATTCACGTTTCTGATAAATGGTGTTCAGGATGGGCAGAGCTTCGTGATGTTCAGCCGCATGCAGACGAAGAAGGATGCGGCTGCGCCTGGCTGGTTGAGTGAGGTGAATCGCAAAGTTACCCGTGAGGGCTGCAAGGAGTATGTTAGTATGGTAATGGGGAGGGGCGCACGGGTGACAGTGACAGGGTATGCCTCTGATGGCAGCAATACTGATGCTTTGTTACTGAGAATAGACAGCGGAGATACAGTTGCTCCGATGACTCTGGAGGTGAGTCCGGAGCGGATAAAGGGACTGTTGCCTAATTTGGATTTGGTACGGTATGTTGTCAACTGCAATAATAACAGGTATGAGTTCCTGATTGATAAGACCCGGTATCTGGATATCTGGTGTTTCCGCTATAAGAATGTGTATGATATGCCGGAGACGTTATCCGCTGTTGGGGGATTGTCGCTGAAAGGCAATAATGAGGAGGATACGGCCACCATGTTCGGGATTGATCGCAAGTTCGGAGTGAAGGTGACGGATGAGTATACGGCCAACAGTGGGGTTATAATGCTTCAGAGTGATTATAAGTTATGGCATAATCTTATGAATGCTCAGGAGGCGGATGTTCTTGTGGATGGCGAGTGGCTTCCTATCCTGATAGAGAAGCAAAAGTATGAACGTGAGTTCCGGAGAAGTGTGCTGAAAGCTGTTGAGTTCAGTTTCCGCATGGCGGACCCGGAACAAAATAATCTGATACAGGTATGATTAATATTCTGAAATACCGAGAAATATTGGCAGAGCTGAGAGCCAGGACTAACAAGCGAAGTGAAATGAAAATTGACGGCGTGATACTTGCAGTCAGTGACAAGCATCTGACGAAAAAACTGAGAGATCAGGCCGGATTCTTCCTGTGTGCAAACTTTCCGGATGCAGAATCAAAGGGGAATGCAGATAATTACAAGGAAGATAATCGCCTCCTGCTTTTCCTGCTGGAGAAAGTTCCGGCAGGTGATGAGACGGATGAAGCTGAGATAATCCACTATGCCAGGATGCAGGATGTGATGTGCATATTGAAAGATGAAATTCGGGGCATGAACTTTGTTTGTGGAGAGATATCCGGTGGTGAGGATGTTAATACGGAATGGGAATATGACGTATTCGGTGGATTCAATGGGCTGAGTATAGGACTTAAATTAACGGATTATGACTGAACTGTTTATTGATGGGGTTTCGGTAGTGCTGCCGAAAGATTTCAGTGCTCAGGTGAAGCGTGAAAACTCTTTTGTTACCAAGAATGGAGAATACACGTATGATATCACCTTGCCGTTGACCAATCCGATTAATGCGGAGCTGTATAAGCATTTGAACAGGCTGAATTCAATTCAGGAAATAGAGGAAAAGCGTCCTGCTATACTGATGGCTGACAACCGGGTGTATTGCAACGGAACAGAGGTGATAACGGGATGGACAGATGAAACAGTGTCTTTGCAAATTGCAAGCGGAAATTCAGAACTGAATTACTTCATTGGCGGCGACCTTCAGATTTCATTTTTGAAGATGAGGAAAACCGTTCCTGGGTTTGACGGTGATACGGTATCAGGTAGTCCCGATTATTTGAAATATATACAGAAAAGCTATCCTGACGTGGACTATTGCCTGGCACCGGTGAAAGACGACGCAACGGGAGAGATACACAACAAATGGTGCATGGATTCGAGAGCTGGCATATCCAGCACCGGTAATCCGGCAACAGATGATTTTTTCTATGTAACTCCTCAGCCCTACCTGATGTGTTATATTGAAGATTTAATTCGGGTATTGGGTTATAGTCTTGAGTATAACCAACTGACGGATACTATTTTTAAGAACTTGTACATTTGCCACACTGAGTGTACTGACGAATGGTGCAAAATGCTTCCGGGATGGTCGGTCAGTGACTTTTTTAGTGAGATAGAAAAGTTGTTTAATGTAACATTCCTGGTTGACAACAGATATCGTACTGTGCGGATAGCACTCAATGCCTCTTTTTTTGCAGGATGTCAGTCGGCCCATGTGCGGCAAGTGACAGATGTTTATGAGGTGGAGAAAGACGAAGACAACGATGTAGATGATCCCGTTGTGTCTAATGTTAAATATAAATTTGACGATTGTGATTTCTGGAGATGGGCGTCCTTGTCCGAGGCAGTCAAAAACAAGGCTTTATATGACACTATTCCTGAAGATTTTGAAGGTTCCGACGGTCGTGCTCCGAGGATAGCGGCATGGTTTTCTATGTCATCGCACAAACGGACAGATACCATATATAAGGACGAAAAGGATGGCAGGGAATATATGTCTCTTGTGGCTGGTGGTGAATCCAACACACTTTCTTATACTATGGTGAATCACTTTGCCGGTTTGGAACGTGAAGAAGCTACAAATACGGTGGAACTGGAGATTGTTCCGGCGGCATACACGACGGTAGAAATCAACTCGTATGGCGTGAGAGAGACTACTGTTTATAGGTATTATCTGCCGGTGATTATCGGTGCCGATAAAACAGACACGACACAAGAGACGCTAATAGAGATGATACAGAATAACTCATCACAGCCGTCTGAGTCCAAAAAGACAATATCTTTAGCATTTTATACGAAAATGTCGTATCTGGTGGTTAACAGTGGGGTACAGATGATGTATCCGGTTCCTTACGTTGACGAATATACTCTAAATCTTATATCCGATAGGAGTCAGACGCTTTATAAAACCAACGCCGAAGGTGCCTCGCTTCGTTTTGTTACACTTGACAAGCTGTTGTATCAAGGTGGTTATGATATTGACTATACTAAGGGAGTGAAAATCGAAACGCATGATCCGAACGTCTATGACACTCGGTCAGTGTTTGAAATTCGTAATAAACGGTATATCTGTAAAGAGATGGAATTTACTTTGGATATTTCCGGGCGAAAGGGAGCATGGACGGGTACTTTTTATCCGATTCACATCAGTGATACGGAAGCGGATGCCCGTTGGATATTGGCAGACGGTAAATGGCGAGACGGTGGTGTGTGGCTGGATAATGGGCGTTGGTTAGATGATTGATTTTTTTGTTCAATAGTTTAAGTTCGGTGGTTCGTGATGAATAACCGGACTTTTTTTATGTCCTTTTTCAAGGCATGGTGGCGGGGTACTTTTGCGATATAAATTCAATAGGTATGGCTATAAGTATCAATGATTTCAGAGTTGCCATCCGGATAGATAATTCGGAAGCTAAAGCGAAGTTCGATGAGACGCGGGAACAGATTGCGAAAGTACGTGAAGAAATGCAGAAGCTGGAAGCTGATGGCAAGAAGGATTCGGCAGCATATAAAGAACTGGAGAAACAACAGGATAAACTGAATAAGTCGCTCTATGGGCTACGTAAGGAAGCGGGGCTGACATCGTTAAGCTATAATGAACTTCGTAAAGGAGCACGATCCCTGAAAGCTCAGATGGATAATGCTATTCCTGGTACTGAAAAGTGGAAAGCTCTGCGGGCTGACTATATGCTGACCAAACAGCGGATGAAGGAACTGGAAGTGCAGGCACGTGATACGAAGTTTTCCCTGTCAAAGATGGCAGACGGATTCAATAAGTATGCGGCTATTGGTGCCAGTGCCATCGCTTCGCTTACCGGTGTGGCAATGACCGCGCGTAAATGTGTGGATGAGTTTGCAGAGATGGAGGAAGCGGAGAGCCAGGTGCGGAAATATACCGGAATGACAGCTGAAGAGGTGAAAGGCCTGAATGAAGAATTTAAGCAGATGGATACCCGGACTCCGAGAGAAAAGCTGAATGCACTGGCAGGTGATGCCGGCCGTTTGGGGATTACTGCCAAAAAAGATGTCTTGGAGTTTGTGGATGCTGCCGATAAAATCAATGTGGCACTGGGTGAAGACCTTGGCGAAGATGCGGTAAAGAATATCGGTAAGTTGGCACAGATGTTCGGTGAGGATGAGAAATTGGGGCTTCGGGGAGCGATGTTAGCCACTGGTTCCGCCATCAATGAGGTAGCTCAAAATTCATCCGCAGCTGAAGCGTACTTGGTTGCTTTTACTGCACGTGTAGCCGGTGCGGCAAATCAGGCGAAAGTAGCTCAGGGGGATATCCTCGGATATGCTTCTGTACTCGATCAGAATATGCAGCAACAGGAGATGGCGGCCACTGCTTTTCAGACACTGATGATGAAGATGTTCCAGACTCCGGAGAAGTTTGCAAAGATTGCAGGACAGAGTGTTGAAGAGTTTACTTCATTGATTAAGAATGATGCAAACGAAGCGATGCTTCAGTTCCTGGCTACTCTGAATAAGAAGGGTGGACTGGATCAGCTGGCACCTATGTTCAAAGAAATGGGGCTAGATGGTGTACGTGCGTCAGGTGTAATTAGTACCATGGCGGGGAAGATTGATGATATCCGGGATGCTCAGAAACTGGCTAATGATGCGTACCGGGATGGTACGAGTATCATCAATGAATTTAATGTCCAGAATAATACGGTTCAGGCAGGACTGGATAAGGCGAGAAAGAACTTCAAGGATGTGCGGGTAGAGCTGGGGGAAAAATTGCAACCGGTGATGAAATACATGATAACTACCGGTAGCCTGACGGTGAAGGGACTGAGTGCATTGGTATCTATCCTGTATGAATATAAAGGGGCAATATTAACAGCAGGCACAGCAGTGGCCGCTTATACAGTTTATGTAAAAGCTGGTACTATAGCGACAGCAGCTTACAATACCATAACGAAAGCTGCAACGGTGGCCACTAACTTATTTAACAAGGCTACTAAGGCAAGCCCCTGGGGGCTTGTTGCGGCTGGGGTTGCTGCTGTTATTTCCTACTTCGCTATTTTTCGAGATAAAACGGATGATGCAACCGATGCGCAAAAACGGCTTAACGATGCATTGGAGAAAACTAAAGCTACGATGGATTTGATAGCTGGTGTTAAGGTAAGTGCTGAAAATTTTGAGTTTCTTACTGATAAGCAAAAGCAGCAATTGAAATCTGATGCACAGCGGGGTATTGACGAACTTGATGATTTGCTTACAAAGGGGATGATTGAAACTAAAGCCTGGTATGAGCAAGAAAAGGAAAGTATCTTAAAGGCTACTGAAGATAATGAAATATTGAGAAATTCTTATCTCCGGGGATTGGAGAAAGATTTTGATGCACGTGTTGCCCAGTTAGCTGAATATGTAGAGAAGAAAAAGGAACTTGAAAAAATAGTAGCTATGGTTCCCAATCCTGTCGATACCAATGTTCCACCGACTGATGATAAAGCACTTGAAAAAGAGCTTAAAGCCAAAGAGATTGCTTTACAGCAGCACTACCAAGAGCAACAGAATATCCTTAAAGAAGGACTCCTGAATGAGAAGCTGACTCAAGATGAATATCAGCAAGAATTATATAAGGCTGAAGCTATATATCTATTGAACAGAAAGGCCTTACTGGAGGAGTATGGTAAGGATACGTCGCAGATACAAGGGCAGATTTATGACAAGATGATTGCTGAAGCGAACAGGCTCTATCAGGCAACGCAGGTGGTAAATAAGAACACTCAGAGTGATATCCTCGCACAGCAAGAAGGTGACTATCAAGAGCAGGTGCAAGATATCAAGAGGGCTTATCTGGAGGGGGATATCAAGACTGAAGCTGACTATCAGGAGCGGCTGAAGGAGCAGGAGCGGCAGTATCTTGAGGAGCGAAGGGATATGCTTGCTGCCTATGGCGAAGATACTTCTTCCATTGATAACAAGTTGCTGGACATGGATATCAATGATAAAAAAGAGGGGAAGGTAAAGCAACGGGAATCCGGTTATAAAAAGATTGATAACACCTCTGATTTTGAGCAGAAAAACAATATCCTTCAGGCCATGTATGATGCGGACCTCATTACCTATCAGGAGTATGAGGAAGAGAAGACACGTATCAATGAAGAACATGAGCAACTGCGTGAAGAGCAGGCTAAGGCTACACTGGATGTCATAGGTCAGGCAGCGGCAGCGGCCAGCCAGGTAGTCAGTGCGTTGCAGGACGCAGAGATAAGTAAAGTTACCCGGAAGTATGACAAGGAAATCAAAGCGGCCAAGAAAGCGGGCAAGGATACTACGAAACTGGAGGAGGAGAAAGAAGAGGCAATCAACCAGGTTAAGAAGAAGTATGCCGATAAGCAGTTTGCTGCTTCCGTTCTCCAGGTGACTGCAACCACTGCCGTTGCCGCTATGGAGGCATACAAGGCTATGGCGGGTATTCCAATCGTTGGTCCGGCATTGGGAGCGATAGCTGCGGCGGCAGCCGTCGCCAGCGGTGCGGCTCAGATAGCCGTTGCCAAGCAGCAACGGGATGAAGCGAAGGGACTGAAGGAAGGCGGTTATTCGGATGACTATGTGGAAGGCTATACACGCAGCGGTAATTCGGATGATGTGGCCGGAGTGATACCGGTGCATAAAAATGAGTTTGTGGCCAATCATGAAAGTGTGGCTAATCCTCATGTTCGCCAGTTCCTGGATGTGTTCGATGTGGCTCAGAAAAATGGCACGATCCGGATGATTAATACAACTCAGATACTTGAGCAGGTGAGAACTCGCAGCGGGAAATATGTAGGCGGCTTTGTTGATGAAAAACCTTCAGGTACTTCTTTTGCTGCGTCTGATATTTCGTCTTCCGGACTTACACCGGAGCTACGGACTCAGCTCATTGAATTGATAAAAGAAAACAATCGGCTGTTACAGGTTATTTGTAATAAAGAATTAATTGTTGATGCTCGTAAAATGCGTGATAGTATCAAGAGAGTAGAACAGCTGGAAAAGAATGTGAGCCGTTGAGATGTCCTTTTTGAAAAGTGACCTGAATAATACCTTTGCAACATGGAAGTATACGAGGCTATAAATGAAATGAGACGGTGTAGTGAACGCGGAGAGAGCTTTTTCTTCGCGTTCATGAGCTACAGCTACGAACGCCGGAAGAGTGGTGGCATTGTGAAGATAGAGCGTGCTCGTCTTCGCAAACAAAGCCGGAAAGAGAATAACCGCTTTGCGGACTATATGCTGAATTTTATCGACCTGGATACAATGGAATATGGAATGTGCTGGCAACCTCTGTTGTTGGAGTTTAACGGCCATGAACTGGAGCTGAGATAATTATGGATAATAAGTACGAAAATATAGTTCCCTGGAATGGTGCGCAGGATACCGGTAGAGATGTACGCCTGAAGCTGGATAGGAACTTTGACAGGATAAAGACTAACTTTGAAGAACTGCTGAATGAGCTGAAGAAAAAGTTGTCTAACAGCGAACCGGATGAAGCTGCTGAAGTTATAGCATTTCTCAAAGGATTAAAGGTTAGTGATAGTCTGATATCCCGTTTGCTTTTGAGAGACACTGAGGTTGATGAACTGCTTGACACAGATATTATGTCGGCATTGCGAGTCATGGCGGAGATCAACGAAAATAATGATAACTTGGAGAAATTGTTTCTCTCAAAAGTCAAGAAGGACAGAGCGGCGGAGCACATCACTTTTGAAAAAGGCGGAACTGCGGAGAATGGTTTTATTGTGCGCCTTCCAAAACAAAACGCCCCGGCCGCTTTAATGTCTTGTTTGCTTGAAGAGGATATCGACACGCTTATCGAAGAGGATGAAGACGCGATCGTAGAAGTTGCTCCGGCGGAATCGACCGGAGACATGACTCTTGGAGGGTTGATGAATGTTGCGCCTGCCGCTGATGAAGTGGATGACAAAGAGGATTATGTTATTGTAAAACTCAAAGGTGAGTCCGAATGGACACTATTACCTGCAAGTAGTATCGGTGGTGGCGGGTCAGGGACCATGTACAACGTGTATGTACGTAACAACATGGATTCCCTCGGCTTTGCCGCACAATACGGAGAGAAGTGCATTCTCGACTTTTCTTTCATCTCCCAATATCGTGACAGTATCGGTGATCCGTACAAGCCTACCGGAGAACTCGGTTTATGCTCCATTATGGTGAAGAATTCAAAGTATGCTGATTTTACTGTTGTAAAGCAGATGGAGATATCCTCCAATGTCTCCATCAAACAGGATGTCGCCGAGTGGTTGACAAGTGGAAGTAATAATATCAAGATTACCATCAAGGGAGAAAACACGGATCAAACTACCGCTCCTGTGACTTATACGGTGCAGTTAACCTCTCTGGGTGTCAGTGCTCCGAACTTTGCTTGGTGGACGGCTTTTGCCGGAGATATCGCTATCCCGATGATCGTGAATGGCAATATCAGCAAGACTCTGCATATTACTGTGACCGGTGAAGACTATAACCAGAATTATACTCAGAATCTTGGAACGGCTGTATATCTGGATACCCCTTATATCTATACGCTTCCGCATCCGGGAACTACCGGTGTGTATAATGTGAGCTTTTATTTGTCCAATTCGGATAATACCATCCAGACAAAGGCGGTTTCAATAAATATCATGTGTATTTCTGCCGGAGAAACGATAAAGCTCATGTGTGTGAATAATGTTGCCGAACAGTTGACCAACTGGCAGGATAATACCGTGTTTGACTATGCGATCTATGACGGTGCTTCTGCCTTGACTGATGCTTTATTCTCCATTATGAAGGGCGGTAGTGAGGTTTATAGTTCCGAAAATGATTCCATTACCACGAATGCCAAACAGACTCTCACTTATCCGATGGAGGTTGATACGGATGATGATGCTAACTTTGATGTCATTGTATCCGTGACAAGCGACAATAATAGTCTGATTGAACCGATTACGCTGAATGTGAATAATTC